AGCGGTACCAACGCCAGCGCTGACCCGTATGCAGAGTTCGCACGCGAGATTTACACAATTGACCGCAAAGTTTTAGAGAACCGCGATCTCGTTACGTTTGAGCTAGGCGCCAGTTTTGACGTTGCAGGCGTTAAGTTGCCGCGTCGTCAGATTATTCAAAACATTTGTCCGTGGACCTACAAAGGCGAAGGCTGCGGTTATACGGGCACAAATTATTTTGATCACGATGACAACCCTGTGGATACGGCAGATGTTGACGTTTGCGGACACCGACTGACCAGCTGCAAGCTACGGTTTGGCAGTAATGCTGAGCTGCCCTACGGTGGGTTTCCCGAGCGCTGGTCTTATTGGATGAAGAAAGCAGCGAGGGAGAAAGCCAAGGTACACGCTATCGAGCAGGCAACCCCGCAAGAAAAGCTTGTGGGCCTAGTTGTCATCATCAAAGGACGCGAGCGCTATTGGCCTTGTAAAAATATCGCCACGGAAGAAGATCATTTTGTGATGGATCCGGCGGACTATGCCGCTGCTGATGATGCCGGGGAGATTGTTGCTGTTGTGCATAGTCATCCAAACTGTCATCCTGTTGCGAGCATGGCCGATAGAGCCGCAATGGAGGCCACCAAGCTGCCGTGGCACATTTACGGGGTCGCTACTGACACTTGGAACAGCTACGAGCCCGAGGGCTGGAAGGCGCCCCTAGTGGGCCGTGAGTGGTGCTATGGGACGCTTGATTGCTACTCCTTAGCGCGTGATTGGTACGCGGAAAATATGGGCCTCAAACTCGGGGATTATGTGCGAAATGGGGAATGGTGGAATAAGGGCGATAACACCTTTGTTGATAATTTCGCGAATGAAGAATTTGTAAGGCTTGATCCTGAAACACAGCCGCAGTGGGGCGATGCCCTGTTGATGCAGCTGCAATCTCCTGTGCCTTCACACGTCGCAATCTATATCGGCGAAGATCTAATTCTTCATCACATGCGGGACCGATTGTCTAGCCGTGATGTGCTTTCTGGCTACTATTGGAAAAATACAACTCACATTCTGCGTCATAGGAGCCGACTATGAAGAAGGTTGTATTGAGAGGCGAATTGGGCAAAAAGTTTGGCCGGTTTCATAGCTTCGACCTGAATACACCAGCAGAAGCGATCAGGGCGCTTTGTGCCAATTTTGAAGGCTTTCAGCAGGAGTTGACCGAGGCGGGGGAACGCGGCATCGGTTACATGGTGCAGATCGGCAAGGACGCCATGGCATCACTAGATGAGATCGGGAATCCTACAGGCCAAGCCGAGTCGATCAGCATCACGCCGGTTTTGCAAGGTGCAGGTGGTGGCGGTGGTGGAATTGGCCAAATTTTTGCCGGCATTGCTTTGGTTGCGGCAGCAATCATCTTGGGGCCTGTTGGGGCTGTGATTGGAGGCGTTGGCGCGGGCGTGGTTGGTGCTTCTGTTGCCACCACTGTCGGCTTCATTGGCGCCTCTCTAGTCCTTTCCGGCACCTCTCAGCTGCTATCACCGCAAATCACTGCTGATGCAGGTGGCGGCGGTTCGTTTGGTGCTACAGGTGGCATTACAAGGCAGCGGGCCAGAGATTCCTTCGCATCTGAAAACAACGAGGCCGCAGATAGCCGAGCTTCTTACATCTTTAACGGTGCTGTGAACCTAACGGCTCAGGGCTCTTGTGTTCCGCTTTGTTACGGGAGAATGAGGGTTGGCAGCGTGGTTGTTTCCGCCGGCATCACGACGGAGGACATCTGATGGCTGATCAGTACATTGCAGGCTCAGGTGGCGGCAAGAAGAAAAAGCAAAAGAGGTTTATTCCCCCACCGCCGCCGCCGCCAACAACAGTTGTTCAGCAGGTTGTTGCTGCGCCATCAGCCCCATCACCATCAGACGACGCGAACACGCTTTTTCAGCAAGTCAAGCATCCGCATCATTGACTTGATTAGTGAAGGCGAAATTGAGGGCCTAGTTGATTCAGAGCCGAGGAAATCCATTTTTCTAGATGACACTGTAATTAGAAACACTGATAACACTGACAACTTTGTTGTTGCAGATGTTGAAACTAGGGACGGCACGCAGGCGCAAAGCTACATTTCTGGCTATCCGTCTTCTGAAAATGTTGTTTCTGTAAATGCCTCGGTTGGCGATGGCGAGGGCAGCACCGTTACGCGAACGATTGTTAATGATGAGGTTGATTCTGTTACCGTAACGATTGCAATTCCTCAGCTGTTTGTTATCAATAACGGCCTAAAGCAGACAAGCATACGGTATCAAATTGACGTTCAACCAAACGGCGGCAGCTATAGCACGGAAGTCGATAAATCAATCAGCGGTAAATGCACTTCTACTTATGAACGCTCCCACAAAATCACGCTGACAGGCAGCGCCCCGTGGAATATCCGCCTTAAGAGGGTTACAGGCGCTCATGATGGCACTACAAATTATCGGCAACTAAGTTTCCGTTCGCTTTCGGAGGTAGTTGATTCAAAACTGCGCTATCCGCTTTCTGCCCTAGTTGGCATGAGATTTGAGGCTACGCAGTTTCAAGAGGTGCCGACTCGTGGTTATGACATTAAGGGCGTCAAGGTCCAAATCCCAAGCAATGGCACGGTTGATAGCACCACTGGGGCGATTTCCTATTCCGGTGTGTGGGACGGAACCTTTCAAACGGCTTGGACTACCGACCCCGCTTGGATTCTGCGGGATCTGATCGTCTCTGATCGCTATGGCTTGGGCCGTTTTGTTGATAGCTCCCAAGTTGATAAGTGGTCGCTTTTTGAGATATCCAAATACTGTGGCGAGTCAGTTGATGACGGCGAGGGTGGCACAGAGCCCCGTTTTACCTGCAACGTCTACCTACAAAGCCGTGATGAGGCGTTCAATGTCATTCAAGACTTTGCCTCAGTGTTTCGCGGGATGGCCTACTGGTCAGCCGGACAGATTGCGTTTTCACAAGACAAACCAAGCGACGCTGCGGCACTGTTTACCAATGCCAATGTCATTGATGGAAATTTCAACTACGAAAGCAGCTCACTAAAAGCACGTCACACCGTTGCGCTTGTGACTTGGAACGACCCGGCGCAGGCTTATGAGCAGCAAGTCGAATATGTGCAGGATGAGCAGGCCGTCATTGATTACGGCATCCTTGAAACCCGCATTGCCGCCTTTGGTTGCACAAGTCGGGGTCAGGCGCACAGGATCGGCAAATGGCTGCTATATCAAGAGCAAAACGAATCAGAGACAGTCACATTCAAAGTCGGTTTAGACGGCGCGATTGTTCGGCCTGGTCAGATCATCAAAGTGATGGACAGGATGAAGGCAGGCGCCCGCAAAGCTGGCCGTGTCTCTAGTGTTAGCGGCACTGACATCACGATTGATCAGGCAATCACAGTTGCTGCAAATGACACCATTAGCGTCGTTTTGCCTGATGGCAGCGTTGAGCAGCAGACGATTGATGCGGCAAGTACAGGCACAACCATTTCAGTTGGCACTGCATTTAGTCAGACCCCAGCCGCGCAAACTGTTTTCCTGATCGAAACCACCGATCTTGTTACCCAGTTATTCCGAGTTTGTTTCTGTTACTGAGGAGGAGGAAACTTTCCAGATTGTTGGCCTGAAACATAACCCAGGTAAATACAACCACATTGAGTTGGGCAATGTCTTACAGCCACGCGTAAATTTCTGTTCTAAATGAAGACCCAGAAGCTCCTACTGGTTTAGATTATTGATGAGCGGTTTGTCGAAAGTGGCAACCGTGTTACCGGCGAAATTACGGTTTCTTGGAAGTCAGTTCCTAACGCAACCAAATATAAAGTTGCTTACAAGCCATCTTTTTCGGGTGCCTATACAAACCTAGAAGATACTGCCAACAACTCGATCACATTTAAGACTGATTACACTGGCAGCTTTAAGTTTAGGGTTCAGGCATTTACTGCGCTGGGCCGCAGATCCAAGATTGCGGAGATTACAAGGAACATCACAGGGAAAACGGCTGTACCTGGCAATGTGCAGAATTTAAGTTTTGAGGCGATTGACACGAAGAGGGGAACATTGCGCTGGACTGAAACCGTTGATCTTGACGTAAAAGTTGGCGGTAAAGTTCACATCAAGCACTCAGGCAAGACTGATGGCACTGGGAACTGGAACAACAGTGTCACGCTAATTAAGGCTGTTGCTGGTAGCTCAACAGAAGCAACAATTCCACTGCTTGAGGGTGAGGTTTGCGTCAAATT